GTACTTCTTAGGCGCCATCCTTGCGGCTGTCCACTTGCGGGTGTCGACCCGAAGCTTCATCCATGCAACGTAGGATGAGTCGAACTTGACCTCGACCAGCTCTCCGTTCTTGTCCACAACGTGGTTCAACTCAGGTGGCTGGTCAACAATGTCGGTCAACTCGTCGAACTGAGTCTCAGCTTGCAATTCACGTGCGCGTGTGTACTTCTCCGCAAAGTCAGCGTGGCGTAGTAACCACTCGTACACCGAAGACTGCGCAGGCATCTTGTCTTCCATGCATATCCTTCTCAAGCTCTCACCTAAAGCTATTCGTATGCATATATCGTTTGCAAGCTTATCTGAGTAGACCGATGGTCTGCCCATTGTTGGTTTCTCTTTTGTTTGCGGCTTACCTGTCACATCGGCGACTGTGTCGCTGGAAAGATCTTTTGGTTTCTTTGCCATCACTGAGCTCCTTTAACGCAAAGTTTAACGGATCTTTGTGTTTGTATGCAATCAGTCTCTCAATCCCCTCATGATCCTTCTATCCATGTCCTTGATGGTGAGCTTGTATTCTTTGTTTTGGCTTTCCAGTTTGGCAATTTTGTTGTTCGCGTGTTTCAGCTTTGACTCGAGCTCCTGCACCTTGACCTGTAGCTCTGCAATGGTCTCCTGCTCTGTCATTCTGTGTCCCAAAAGTCTTGGCTCCATGCCAGTACAGGAGTTTGTAGCCCTAAGTAGCCACCCTCAATATTGAACTCGATGAACTCTCTGGCTTCGTCAGAGCTTATGCCATCCTTCATGAGTATTTCCCTGATCTTTTCAGCGTCGTACACCAGCACCTGAACCTGTTGGCGGTCGCGCCATATCATGGCAGGGCCGATGATCGCTTCGTCATAGCCTTCGTACTTGATCATTATTTGCCCTTCTCCATCAGGTCAGCAAGCATCGTCTCAGCGTACTTGTACTGGTAGTCACCCTCGTACTTCTTAACCCCAAAGTGATCGCATGTGTGACGTATGTCCAAGTAGCTCTTGAACCCAGCCTCCTTGAGCTTTTTACCAATCTGGATGTCCTCTGAGATCATTCCACCGTTGATGATCTGCACGTCACAGATAAGCCTACGGATCTTCCCGTCGTTGTATGGGGTTGACACGTCGTACAAGGCTTTCATGGCTTTCCTGCTTAAACGCAAAAATCCTGTGGCTAGGTACTCTACCTCTAGGAGCCTGAGATCTTGATCCCAGCGGTGCTGTTTAGGGTCTTCTGGGCGGTGTGTGTAGCGCTCGTCGTCTGTCTTCATCCTTGCGGTGATCCCCACCACGTCTACAGGGTGGTCGAGCACATCAAAGAACGCCTGCGCATCAAACGCTTGATCTACGTCCAAGAACACAATGTCGTCTACCCCACTGTCGTATGCGTCGCAGAACAGGTTGTTTCGGGCTTTTTGCAGGAGAGCTTCACCCATCCAGTAACTCAGGCTGAGCTGTAGGTCAGGGCGCTCCTTAGCCGCTCTTTGGAAGATGGTCACCAGTGCTATAGCGTGGTCACATACAATCTTCCCATCATAGGACGGGCTGACTATCGCTACTTTTCTGGTCATTTTTTGAGTCCTCGTACGTAGGCGGCAAAGCTTGCCGTGGTATCCCCACCATTGCGCATCTTATCGAACTCAAGCGCCACCTCTTCGAGTGTGTCGTTCCTGATCTTGTTTGTGATGGGGTCGAGCTGGCGTTCAATCATCTGCCTTTTGCGCCAGCCAAGCGCCCTCTCCCAAATGTTCAGCTCTGCTTCGCTCATGTGTTCTTCTCCAATAAGGCGGCTTCAATCTTCTTTGCCCACTCAAGCACCATGATCATGTTCCAGTTGGAGCTCTCAGCAGTTACACCCAAAGCTTTCTGAATCTCTTCATCGGTAAGGCTTTTCCATTCAATCGCGTTCATTGCTCATTCCTTTAGGTCTTGGACAATCATTTGGGGGGATAACGGCACACCAAACGGCTTTATATTGCCCCCTTGGTGCTACTTCCCACCTGTCAATGTACACGTCTGGCATGTTCTTCAGAACCTTCCTGACGTTGGTCTTTGGTCTGCTTAACAAGTCTGACAGCTCCTCTAGGGTCATGCCATCAGGTATTCCGCGGAGCGCAACACGTACGCTCTTGATCACAGCCATGGTCATGGAGCCCCTTTATCGGGCTTTTGAGCCGTTTTCTGGTCGCGTTGAGGGTCAAGGTGCTTGAGGAGCTGTTCGAGGTTTATAGGGGCTATTTTCTCAAGGCGTTGGATTTCGGTCAAAACGCAGTCAACACCTGCGTTGAACCCTTTGATGTAGTCGCTCATTTTGGTCTCGCTCATGATGTTGCTCTCTTTTTTGCCAGCGAAGCTCTGATGCCAGCCGAAATGTTAAGGCGGTGCTGATCACTCAAACCAAACGAGCCTTTCAAGCCAAACATTGAAAACTGTTTAGCAGAAAACTCTGGTGCTGTTGCCACCAGTTGTTGGAATACCCGTTTTCTATCTTCAGAGGGCAATCTTCGAATGACACGCCCGATGCTAAGCTCCCCCATGAACTCTTCAATCTGTTGTTGATTCATGCTGTCACCTCTTGAGCTAAAACTAATTGCAGGTTAGCCAGAAGTTGTTCGGCTTCGGCACGGGTCATTGGGACGCTCATCATCGAGCGGCGCCCTTGCAGGGACAGCCATACGCCGCCCTCGTACTGGTCAGCGCTGATTCGCACCTCTGCCTCGGTGTTGAATGATGTTTCGATTTCGTTTGTCATGATTTAACCGTTCCAATATTCGTTGAATGAGAGGGGTTGTGCAAAAGAGTTCCATGCGTCAAGGCTGGGGAAGACGGCGTATATGTCCATCCAGTTGGTTGTCTGTCCAATCTCCAGAACGCGACCATCAGCCAGTTGGAAACATTTGCTTCTGTTGTCCCACACACGGTTGCCAACGATTGGCTCTGCGCCAGTCATGTCCGGGCGAGATAGGGGCTTCTCTGGCTTGACCAAGTTGGGGTGCTTAGCTTGCCAGTCTGCCAAGTAAGATTCGTATGCGTTGCTCATGTTGATTTCCTTCAAGTAACCGCCTTATTGGCGTGAATGAATTGTAACACGAAATTAAAACGTATCAACCATAGGGACTTTCCCTAGTGCCATTTGTTCTTGGTAAGCCTTGATGATGAAGTCATCCATCGCGGTGTCCACGCAGATCTCGGTGTAGCCCGAGAGCATAGAGCCAAGGTGCCTGCGCTCCCTGATCTCGCGAGGGATGCCAGCCAGCTTGTACAGCCTGCTGAACTCACGGGCTCGGTTGATCAGCCCGTTGTTGTACAAATCGTAGTAGCAGTTCTGCGCCTTGCGAAAACGCTCTAGGTGCTTGTTTTGCTTTTTGCCTTGGGGTACTTCACCCATGGCAGGGATAAGCGCCTGTAGGGGCGTTACGAGCGCTTGGTAGGCGCCTTGTTCACTCCAGTACTTTGCCATGGTGTTCTCCTTAATCTGCGCGTGAACCAGCGTATGCCGAAATGCCGTGCTTGCGCAAGACTTCTGCGAATGCATAGGCGCCAGCTTCTTTGACGTCCATGGACTGCGTGGGGTTGCCAGCAGGGTTCCAGATAGACCAGCCCTTTTGCCAGTGCTTGCGACCGACGTTGTTTTTCTTGCACCAGTTCACAAATGGAACACGGGCGCTTGGCAGGTCAACCCAAGCAAAGCCGCAGTACATTGGCTCGCCGTGTGCTTCCATGTAGGCGGACTCAGCGGCTTTAGCGGCGTTGAGGGCTTCTGTGTAAATGTTGTCGTAGTTCATGATGGTCTTTCAAGTAAAAGCCCCGAAGGGCAGGGATTAGTTTGACAATGCCTCTGTGGTGGCTGACAGGATGTCGTAGGTGACCTTGGTGTGCTTAGCGATCAACTCAGCAGGAGCGTTCAGCTCTTTGGCAACGGCAGACCATGCTGTCGTTTTCTTTTCTGGAGTGTGCTTGATGGTGGTCACGTACAGAGTGCCAGCGTAAGAACCTTGTCCCAACATTTTGAGTTGGTTTTTGAGGTCGTCTGCCTGCTCTTGCAAAGCGGCAATTTGGTCTTCGATCAAACCGAGTTGGTCAACGATCTTGAGAGCTGTAGTAGTAGTCATTTCCAATTTCCTTTTTCATGTAACCTGCTTGTTGCAGTGATTGCATCTTAACACGGAGTTAAAGCGCTTGTGAAGTCTTTTATAAATATTTTTATTAGGACAAACCCTAACCTTTCATCAAAAGGGCAACGACCCGCTCGATGGTGATGTTCAGGGCGTCCTGCTCGTCCATCTTCATCACCGACCACATGCGCTTCTGCCCGTGCCAGCCATTAAAGCTCCCTTGGTGGCAGTCCTTGCACAGAGCCACGCAGGTGTACTGCCTGTGCTGTTTGACGTGGTGGGCGTCGCTCGGTGGGGGTGCATCACACACGGAGCATGGGAGCTCTTTGACAAGCCCTACGTAGGCGCGTTCTTTTGCTGTGAGAGTGTTATTCATTGACAAGCCTCATGCCGTATTCGTTTGCGCCTTCAGGGATGACAAGCCCGTCACGTTTGACAAGCCTGTTTTTTTTGAATCTGTTGTAGTCCACAAAGTGATGCCAACGGTCAAACTTCCACACCACCCTTGCGACGTCTGGGTGCAACTCCTCGAGCATCTGTGACTTGGGCATAGTGCCCTCGCTTGCGTAGAACGCTTCAGTGTTGCCACCACCCATCGATTGGGTTCTA